CGTTTGCGATCGTCTGCTCGCGAGGGCTGCAGGTCAAGAAATGCAAGTGGTGCTCCTGCCGGTCCACGAAGCTCTGCGACTTCCCGCTATCCGGCGACAAGGCAGGGCAGACCTGCGATGCACCCATGTGCGATGTGCACGCGACCAGCGTCGGGCCGGATCGGGACTACTGCCCTCCGCATCAGCGCTACGCGCAGGCGCTGGCGGAAGGGAAACGCTCAAGGGTAACGGAGGGATGAATGCTTGAACCGAACTTACTTGCAATGCGGGATGCCTGCTTCGCGGACATACTTCAACTGATAAGGAACTGTGCCAGACATGCGGCAGAACGTCCAAATCTAACAGGTCAGGCCGCCCTGGAGATCCTCTATGACAGCATTGAGCAGCAGGGGCCAGAAGGCTTCGGGCTGACGGTTATTCCGCCCGACCTGCCGATCTGCCCATCTGCGGAGACTGTGAGCTGAAAGCTGATAGCTGAAAGCTGAAAGCTGTTTTATGCCTCTTGACCTCAACAAAGAATGCGAATGTGGATGCCACGAGACGTTCCGCCAGCGTCGGCGGAACCAGCGGTTTGTGAATCACCGGCACCGGGAGCGATTTCACAACCGGCGTCTCGTGCGGAAGCCCCTCCCTAAGGCCGTCAGCGCGCCGACTACAGCGTGTAATACGCTTCTGTCGGCACGTCGACCGTGGCACGTTATCAAGTCGCTTGTGGATGCCGGGGATGGCTTTACGCACATTCTCGGGCGGCCGCGCAACTTTGCGGGCGAGCTGACGAAGATGGCGATGCGGAATCCGCGCTTTATTCTGCGGCTGGGGCAGGCGGAGATTTCAGATCGCAGATTCCAGATTCCAGATCCAAGGCCGAACTGCCGGTTCTGTTTCCCGCATTGTGCGGATGGCGCGGAGTGCGCGAGGCTGACGGCCGGCGTAGGGCCGAGCGGCGCTCGGCCGGCAGACCAGGCGGAAAAACAATGACCAAATGTAAAGAGTGCGGCGCCGCCACCCGAGTGGTTCGCGTGATTGTGCTGGAAGCGACCACCTGGCGCGAGGTGCAGTGCCTTGGCCCGGAGCGGCATCGCACCATACGGCGCGAAGAAATTGGCAATGCGGCGGAGTATCGGCGCATCCGGGCGGCTTACATGCGCGAGCGCCGCAGGCCGAACGCCGTTCGGCCCTACAACCGCCGCTCGAAGAATGATGATACCCGTATCATCAAAATGCGGGTGGCGTCTTGACATGCGCGATAATGGGGCTAAAGTCGAGAGTGTTATGCAAGACCAAATCACATTGAGCTTGCCGATAGAAACGAAAATCGATGAGGTGAAAGCCCGATGGATGCAACTGGTCCTTGAAAAGTGCGGAGGCGACGCGGCGAAGGCCGCCAAAGTCACCGACACGCCGCTTCCCACTTTGTACCGCATCCTACAGAAGACGGTCCGAGAAGCTTGAACCACAGAGGCACAGAGGCGCAGAGCCTGATGAAACCTTTTACTGATAAAAACGCAAAGCAACGCCCGGACGCGGGCAAACTGGCGGCGGGGCTGACGCCCCTGGCAGGTGGCCGCAAGGCTGAGCTTCGCCGCCAGTACCGGTCTTTCTCTGTGTCTCTGTGTCTCAGTGGTTCGCTGAAAGCTGAGAGCTGAAAGCTGAGAGCTGATCCCTCCCAGCGAGGGCAGCGGTGGTCATGACCCGCTGCTGCCCAATTTGACTGACGAAGAAAAACAGTTCCTCCAACTCGTCGCAGCGCCGGCACTGAAGTCGGAGTGCAATTATCACGTTCCCGCCTGCATCTCCATCGCACAAGCCATCCTCAAGTCCGGCTGGGGGAAGTCCCAACTCTTTCGCGTGTTCCACAACCCGTTTGGGATCAAGTACGCGCACCGGCAAGGGCTCGCGTCGTTTCCATACGGTGAAAAGGTTTCGCTGCCCACGACGGAGTTTTCGAATGGCGCGGCGCACGCCGAGATGGGCGAGTTCCAGTGCTTCGAGACGCTGAGCCAGGCATTCAACGCGCACGCTATCCTGCTTTCGCTGCAACGCTACCGGCCCGCCCTGGCGGTGGCAGGCGATTGGCGCAAGTTCGCCCAGGCCGTGATGATGTGCGGATACTCCACGGACCGCCCGCCGCTCTGCCAGGTGATCGGTTGCCGGCACTACGCCGAGAAGCTGATCGACCTGGTGGAAGAGTTTCATCTGGACGATCCCGCGGTGCTGCGCACGCTCGCCGGCACGCCGGACCTGGCAAGCTCAAATTTGAAATCTGAGATGGCAAATGGCTGACTGGCCGGTGGGAATCATCGTGCTGTTCCTTTTGTGGACCCTGGTGCGAGTGAGCGCCAGGCGCGAGCCTCCGGCTCCGCCCATTTCAAATCTCAAATTTGAGGTGGTAAATCGCACTGCGCCGCAGGCCCAGACCCGGCGCATGGACCGCAACAAGTTCGTTAAAGAGGCGGCATGACGCGGCGTAGAGCCTTGGTGCCGGCATACGTCCGCGTGAGATACAGGCACGTAGCTCATAAACATCGAAAAGGAGCGTTTATGAACCAGACTCTAAATATCCCGTTGGGGGCGAATGCCGCCACGGTGCAGATCCTCGACGCCCAGGGCAATGACATCACTTCCACCTGTACGATCACCGCGCAATCCGCCGATCCCACCATCGTTGCAGTGGGAACGCCGACCAGCCCGAACGTGATTCCGCTGACCGCGCTGAAAGAGGGCGGATCGACAACCGTGTCGTACACGGCGGTGAACAGTGCGGGCCAGATTGTGGAGACGGACACGCTGAACGTGGTGGTGACGGCGCCGGCCACGATCAATGTGACCTACGCGCAGACTGTTGTCACGCCGCCCGCGCCCGCAGCCGCAGCCGCAGCGGCCGCGCCGAAGCAGGCGTAGGGCCGAGCGGCGCTCGGCCCCGGCGAAGTCCTGACGTGCTGCAACTCTTCGTTGTCTTTGTGCAAGCTATCGCGGAAGTAATTCGAGATGTGGAGGTTGGGATCATGGTTTATCTGGTTTGCATCGGGCTCGGCGTGGCGCTTGCCATCTTCGCGCACGTCGAGCTGAAGAAGTTCAAGGCGTGGGGCTCGGCGGAACTCTCGAAGCTGAGCGCCACGCTCAAGAAGTAACTGTCGACTGTGAACTGTCGACTGTCAACTGCACTTTGGAGGTTATCTCTTATGGAAACACCGGCAACATCGCCACCTATGTTTAACGGCGCTACTGTGGATACGACGGCGCAGACCCTGGCTGCCCTGAACCCCGTCGTGGACCCCCCGGCTCCGGCCCCGTTGCCCGCTCCTGCGATTCCTGGGCTCTTTCCGAGCGTCGGTGCGGCGCAGGCAGCGTCTTCGCCGACGAACCCGGTGAAGCTCGCTTACGGCCCTTGGGCTGTGGCCACCATTCAGGCTCAGCCGGGAATGTCTCCGGCTTACTACTTGGCGGAAACTACGCAGACCGCCTATCAAGGCTACTTGTTTGTTTGGGGCATCTGCCAGCAGATGCGCACGCAACCTGGCGTCGCGGCGCAGTGGGATGCTCAACTCGCGACCATGGCCGAGTCGTAGTTCGGCAGTCGGCAGATCGGCACGTCGGAAAAGTACATGGCTAACGCGCAAAATTCGAAGGTCATCCTGAGCGAAGCGAAGGATCTCGCTCTGAAGGTTCTACTGCCGTATTTGACCAGCGCTCGGGTTTGGGCTCGCACGGTCTTGCACGCTGCCACGGGCGGGGCGATTGCGTCCCTCTCCGCGCACTTCGCCTCGCCCACGGATTTTGATTGGTCGGCGGCCGGGCTGCTGCACTTGAAGAAGGTCGCGATCGGCGGTGCGGTGATCGCGCTGCTGCACGCTTTTATGAAGCCGCCCAAGCCGGGCGAGACGGGAGGCCAGCAACAATGACTGCCGCTCATAAAGCGACTGCGGCTTTTGCCGCGCTGCTGGCCCTCGCTCTAGCCTTTGTGGGGCACGATTGGCACGGCAAGGCTGTTGATTTGGCCGCACTCGACGCCACGATGAAAGCCCAGAAGTCCGACCAGGCCGACTACGCCAAGCAGTCCGCGGCGGTGGTTAAGCAGCAAGCGGACTTGGCCTCGCAACTGGTGCTCGTAGCCCAGGACTTGAAAGCGCGCATGTCGGCGCTGGAAGCGCAAAAGGCTGCCGTGGTCACTCCCGACCAGGTGGCCATCGCCATTCAACGGTATCTTCCCACAAGCCTGCCGGCGCCCGTCACGGCCATTACCGCGCCAGCGCCGGCAGGCTCTCCTTCAGGAACGCCGCCCACGACGACGGGCATGGTGGTTCCTGGCGCCGACATGAAGCCGCTCTTTGACGAGTTGGTTAATTGCCGCGAGTGCGGCGCCAAGCTGACCTCGGCGCTGGGCATGGTCAGCATTCTTCAGGACCAGGTGAAAACGCTTCAGGCGCAGGTCGCGATTCTGCAGCAGCAAGTGGCTTCGGTCACGAAAGAGCGCGACGCGGCAGTGAAGGCGGCGAAGGGTGGAAGCATTCTCACCCGCGTCAAGCGCGATGCGGAAACGATTGCGATTTCGGTCGGGGCGGGGTTTGTGCTCGCGAAGGCGGGGCGTTGAATGGCGGCAGGACGCAAATGGGCAGACTCGGTGCTTCCGGCCGCGCGCCTCACGCCGCGGGAGCGGGAAGTGATTAGCCTCGCCTTGCAGGCCAGGAAGAATGCGGAGATTGCCGCCGAGCTTGATCCGCCTTGCGCGGAACAGACCGTAAAGAACCACCTGAAAGCGATCTACGACAAGGTGGGAGTAGACCACAAGATGGGATTGCTGCTGTGGGTTATTCAGCACGATCGGGATCTGGCGGCGTCGGCGCTGGCGGGTTTTGCCACCTGCCCATCTGCCCATCTGCCGACCTGCCCGCTCAACGAGGTGAACAGAGTATGAAGAACTTAATGCTTGTAATTTTCGCAGTGTTGCTGGCGGCGGCAGCCGCGCCGGCGCAGACCCAGAATCATGGCGTCACGCTCACCTGGGGCGCGAGTGCGTGCTCGGCGGTGGCGCCGGCCACTTGCAGTTCGTTCGGGTACAACGTTTTCGAGGGTCCGGGGCCGGGGCAGGAGTCCACCACGCCGCTCAACACGGCTCTGATTTCCGGACTGACGTTTTCCGACAACGGCCCAACCCTGAACGCTTATCTGGGCACAACGCGGTGTTACGTGATTCAAGCGCAGGAGGTCACCTCGGGGCTGACGCTGAGTTCGGCGAACAGCAACGAGCTCTGCTTTTCATTTCCCGCGCCGCCTGCCGCGCCGGGAACAGTGACCGGAGCAATTCACTAGGGAAGGCGGCATGACGATGTTGGCACAAGTGCTTGCGATCATTGGAGTGCTGGGTTTCATCTTTGCCTGCGTTTCGCTTGGATACTTGTTCTTTTCTCGCGGCCAGGCCAGCGGGCGGGTGATCCAGGCGATTCAGCAGAGCGCCGACAATCAGAAAGAAATGAACTCGCTGCTTCAGGCGCAGGCGGTGGCGCTGGCCAGTTTTGGCGAAGGCATGAAGGTGCAGGGCGAGTCGATACGCGCGGTGGCGGAAGGCTTCCGCGACTACGCCAGGGAGCAGGCGCAGACGAACAAGGATGTGTGGCTGGCGATCCAGACCACGAGTTCGCGAGTGAATGACCTAATCGGGAACTGTCGAGAGTGCAAATATGCCGAATCTCAACGAACTGTTGCATAAAGAACTGGAGCGGGGCGTAATGCTCGACGCCCTCATCCTGTTCAATCTCGAATGGATGACGCTTCGCGATCTCTGGGTGCAGCTCGCCGGCCAGGGCTTTTTCCCGGACGATCGGGACAAGCTGTTTCACTTGAACCTTCTCGAGCAGGGCGGCTACATCGAGCGCAAGTCGTTGCGGAGCGGCCGCGCGGACTTCGAGCTCCAGATGGTGCGCGGCACGGTGAAAGCCGTGGATCTGAAAGACGGACGCATCCCGGCCGACGAGAAAATCAAGTTCTGATCCGCAGATTGCGCGGATTACGCAGATTTGCAGATGGCTGACTTCTACAGAGCGACGAAAGTGGAACTGCTGGACCGGGAGTTCCCCGGCCTGAAAGATTTTGTGGACGCACAGTTGGCCGCCAGCGTATCGCTGGTGGAAATCTGCTCTCTGGTTGAGGAGCTCTACGGCGAGAAGTGCAAGGTCAATCCGCAGACCATGTCGAACTACTACCGGCTGGTCTGGTGGAAAGAGCACAACGCCGACATCGAATCGTGGCGCAACGCCAAGAATCAGTTCCGCGTGCTCAAAGAAGAAGCCACGAAAGACCCGAACTGCGATTCCGCGCAGATGATCGAATTGCTCACCATCAACGGCATCGTGCAGCAGCGCGAACAGATCGCGGCCACGGACCCGCTGAAACTGATGGCGGAGCTGCGGCGCACGCGCGAGAGTGTCGGGAACTTCGCCATCGAGAAAGCCAAGATCGATCTCGACAAGGGACGTCTGGAGAACGAGAAGAAAGCGTTGGAACTGAAGGTCGAACAGCTTGAGCGGCAGCGCGCCCACGAGCACAAGGCCATCTGCGCGGCGAATAACAAGGGCGTGAGTGACGAGGAGTTCCGTCGCAAGATTCAGGAGATGTACGGCATTGGCGAACCCGCTGAAGAACACAGTCCCACTGCTTCCGTATCAGAAGAAGTGGGTCAGTGACAACTCGCAATTGAAGATCGCGGTGAAAGCCCGGCAGACGGGCTATTCGTTTGCCGCGGCGCTGCGGGCGGTCCTGCAATGCCTGAAGAAGAAGTCGGTCTTCATCCTGCTTTCGAAAGGCGAGCGGCAATCCCGCCTGTTGATGGAGAAGGTTGCAGAGCACGTCCAGGCCATGGGGATCGCGGCGCAGATGGTTGAGTCATCGTACTTCGAAGGCACAACCATGAAGCAGTTGGAGGTCCGGTTCCCCAACAACTCAGTGATTTACGGGCTGCCAGCGAATCCGGACACGGCGCGCGGCTACTCCGGCAATGTGACTTTGGACGAGTTTGCTTTTCACGCGGATGCCGACAAAATCTATTCCGCGCTCTTTCCCACCATCACGCGCGGGTACTCGCTGGAAATTATCTCGACGCCTAACGGCCAGCAGGGAAAGTATTACGAGCTCGCGAAAGAGGCTGGCCTGGTGGAGGGCCACGCGCGCAAGGAAGGCTCCGCCTGGTCCGCGCACGGCGTGAACATCTACGAGGCGGTCGAGCAGGGCTTGAAGATCGACGTGAAGGCTCTGCGCGCGGGCGTAGACGATGAAGCCTGGCAGCAGGAGTACATGTGCCACTTCATCGCTACGGCAGAGAACTTCATCCCGCCTCAGCTTGTGACCGACTGCACATCCACGCTGGCCAGCGCGGACGGGCTTTCTACCGCGTTCGAGCACTCCGACAACGAGTTCTATTTGGGAATCGACATCGGGCGGCACAAGGACCTTACGGTGTTCTGGCTGGACGAACTGTGGCCGCTTTCGCAGACGGCGATTGAAGTGGGCGGGTCGAACCTGGCGGCGCTTTCGGTGAACGGCCGGACGCCCATGGTGGCCTGCGCGCGCATGGTGCGCACTCTCCACAACACGCCTTTTGCCGACCAGGTGAGCTTCGCGCGAGAGCTTTTGAGCCTTAAATCGCGAAAGCGACAAGGCCCTCTCATCCGGCGCGTATGCATCGACGCGACCGGCATGGGCGCGCCGCTGGCCGAGGCTCTGGCGCAAGAATTCGGCGGGCGCGTCGAGCCCGTCACTTTCACGATGGCCGGGAAAGAAGATATGGCCTATCGCGTGAAACGCCGAATGGAGCAGCATCTCGATCTTCTGCCCGACGTGCCGGAAATCAGGCAAGCCTTTGGCGCCGTAAAGAAGATCACCACGGCGACGGGCAATATCCGTTTCGACGCCGAGCGCACGGAGCTTGGCCACGCTGACCAGTTCTGGGGCAAGGCCCTGGCGGATCTGGCGGCGGACCAGCCCGGAGCGAACTTTGCGGAGCATGCGTACACAACCGGGGAAGCAGTCGTGACAGGGATGGAAGAGGTGTTTGCATAGTGGCTTTCCTAGATCCAATTCGGCGGTTGTGGCAGGCGCGCCTCGATCGCGTTGTGACCATGGCGGAGGACGCGCAGCACGGGCTCAGCGCGCCTCCGGGCTCGGCGGGAGCGACGGCGGTGGGGATCGGGCCGGCCGCCGACCAGGGGCACCTGGCCATGCAGGTTCCCGTTAGCGCCGAGGAAGTGAACGTCGTTGAAGCCAAGAACGCCGATGGCACAACCTCGATTTACGGTGTGCCGGGGACGCTTATCACTTCCGGCTTCCTGATTCCCTGGGAGTCGAATCCGCTTCTCGCCGGGCGCCAGGGCGTGGACACGTACCACAAGATGCGGTCGAGCGATACGCAGGTGGATAAGACGCTTGAAATGTGCTTCCAGCCGATTCTCAGCGCCAAGTGGGACATCGTTCCGCCAGAAAATCCGGCAGTCGGCAGTGGGCAGTCGGCAGATGGGCAGAGCAAGCACCCGGTTTCATCTACTGGTGTGGGGAAGAGCACGAAGAGCAAGGCCCAGGAAATCGCGGCGGCGGCGAAGCAGAACCTGTTTAACGAGTTGGGCTATTGGGCGGCGCCGGGGCTTTGGCAGGCGCAGACCTGGAACGAAGTGCTGCGCAATGCGCTGCTGATGCTGGCGTTCGGCTGCTGCGGGCATGAGCGCGTGTTTCGCATCGACGGCGACATGCTGAAGTTTGCCCGCTTTGCCGACCTTCCGCCGCGCACCTATTACCGCTTCGACGTTCAGCCCGATGGTCGCACGCTGCGGGCGCTGATTCAGTTGGGATTCCGCCGCGAATACTATTCGCAACTGGAAGTGCCGGCCGAGCGCATCACGATGTTCGTGCACCGCCAGGAAGGCGCGGACTTCTGGGGCCGCTCGATGTTGCGCCCCGCTTACCCACACTGGCAGCTCAAGAACATGCTTTACAAGGTGCGGTCGCTGGCGGCGGAGCGCACCGGGCTGGGTGTGGTGTGCATTACGCTTCCCGCCAATGCCTCCGCCGAGGATCGCGAGAAAGCCTACGAGTTTGCGCGGGAGTTTGGCGCATTCAAGAAAACCAACGTGGTTCTGCCCTTCGGGGCCACGTTCAAGATCCACGGCGTCGAAGGCGTCACTTACGATTCGATGCCGGATGTGGTTCACCACAACGAGCAGATCAGCTATGTGGCGCTGGATTTCTTTTCGAACCTGGGGCGCGGCGCGGGCGGGGCAGGCGGCAACCGGTCGCTCGGCGTGTCGCAGGGCAAGTTTTTTAACCTGGCGCTGCAGAACGTGGCCAGCTATGTGGCTCAGCGCCTTACCCAGGTGGACCTGCGCTACTGGACGGTTTACAACTACGGCGTGGATGCTCCCGTTCCCCAGGTGCGCGTTTCGAACGTGCAGGCGCGCAGCTTCGAAGAGGTGATGCAGATCCTTACGGACGGCGCGGCGGCCGGCCTGGTGCGAAGCGACAAGGGCATCCGGGCGGAAGTCCGCAACGAAACGGCCATGCCGCCTGAGACCACCGAGGATGTGATCACGGCGCGGGGCGTGACGGACAGTGTGGGGCCGGAGACGGGGACGGTTGGCGCGGGTGTTGAGCAACCTGAGCCGGGGAAGGGCACGGCTTCACCGCAGAACGCGCAGAGAACGCAAGGCAAAGGGCAAATGGCAAATGGCAAAAGTCAAATGTCGGAAACCCCATCTGCCGATCTGCCGATCTGCCTATCTGTTAAGGCCACGCCTTTAGTGGCCCCTCGCGCTCACCCTTCGCCGTTCTTCCGCGAGGGCGATCCGGAGCATTTGCGGTTTGTTTATCCGCATGAAGCGCATGTGGATTTCCCCTCGCACTGGAAAGCGCTGCGCGGGGCGGAAGCCAAGATCGCGGCGGCGCTGCGGGCTGAGCGGCCGCGCACGATTCGCGCTATGGCCAGGCAGATGGCGGCCGCGCTGATCGCGGGGAAGAAGCCGAGCGAGGCGGCGATTGAGCCATCGGGCCATCGGGTCATTGAGCCATTAACCGGTGTCTTAGATGCGCTCTATTCGGCTGGTCAGCGGGCAGTTCGCGACGAGACGCAAAGGCTCGAAGCTGCGCGGCGCACAAAGGCTTTTGCGGTTCGACTTTCGACTCTCGACTCTCAACTCTCGACTCCTAAGAAATCGGGCGGACTCTTCGCTGATATTGCGGCGCAGTTCTTTGACGAGACGATTGGGAACGATGCGGCGAACGCGGGGATCGAAGCGCTTAAGAAGTACGGGCCGGACATCACGGACCAGAACGCCGACGAGCTGGAAGACGAGCTGTATGGCGCGATCGCGGATAACTCTGATGGCTTCTGCGACACGATTGCGGACAGTGCGGCGCGCGGGACGTTCCGCGCCGGGCGCAGTGACGCCTTCGAGGAGATCCGGCAGGAGCTCGCCAAGCAGGGCTACGACCTGAAGATGATTCGCGTCTGCGCCATGGAAAAGCAGTCCTGCGATTCCTGCCGCGAGGCGAATGGCCAGACGATCGAGCCCGGCGAGGACATTACGGCGATTCACGAAGGGCCGCCCGAGACGTGCGAGTGCCAAGCGATGGAGAGCATATGAGCGGGCAGATGGGCAGATCGGCAGATGGGCAGGTCGGTGAGCGTCTGAGCTTCACTGTGGCGCTGGGCGAGATCTCGGCGGCGGGGATGGTGCGGCTGCCGCTGGCGATTACAGGTTTTTGGGTGCATCCGGCGACGGGGAAGCGGGTTGCGGTGTCGCTCGACGATCTGCGCCAGATCCAGGCGAACTTCTCGACCAAGCCCAACGGCGAAATCAATGTGGATTACGACCACGCTTGCACGATTCCGAACTTTGCCGGAGGCCCACGGCCGAGCGCCGGGCGCGTGTTGAGCATTGCCGCCCCGGAGCCTTACACGGACCGCAAAGGTATCGAGCGGCAGATCCTGTGGGGGCATTACGAGCCCACGGAGATGGCGCGCGGGCTGATTGCGAAAAAGGAGTACCGGTTTATCTCGCCCGTGCTCGAACGCGAGCGCGTGAACAAATCTTCCGGGGAAGGCCAGGGCATGACCATGACCTCGATCGCGCTGACCAACACTCCAGTGATGGAGGAGATGCCGGAGATCGCGCTCAGCGAGGCCGAACGCAGTTCGGCCCTACCGCAAATTTTAGGTGTGGACCGCATCCAGACGGAGCGGTTAGTCGAATGTTCCCGCTCGGCGGGAAAAGGAGAAGCAACAATGAGTCTGACTCTGAAACACTCGAACGCCGATGGTAATAGCCATCACGAAGTCTGGGATGGGTCCAATAAGCTCGGCGAAGTCGATCATGGAGAATTCTGCCACTACGCGGCCGCGCACGGTGGCCAGCGATTCTCCGAGGAAAACGCCGGTGAACTCTTCGCGGAGTTCGGCCTGGCGGGAAAGAGCCTGGCGGAGATAAAGCAGATCCTTCGCTCCGCTCAGGATGACAGCGCCGCTCGCACGGCGGAGAAGAAATCCGGCGAGACGCGCAGCTTGATTCTGAAAGAATGCTTGAGCGACCAGGGCGGCTTCAACGAAGACGCGCTGGACAAGCTGATCGTGGACGGCAAAGTGCAATTTGCGGACACCGTCCCGGTAAAGCGGGCAGTGCGCCTGGTGAGCCAGCACTTCACCGCGGGCAAGCTGAGCCCCGCCCAGCGCAAGGCGGCGATCGCATTCGCCTGCGCCGACGCGGAAGGCGCCAAGGCGTTCTTCAGCGAGCTGCGGCCCTTTGTGCCCTTCGAGCCCAAGGGCGCCAGCCGCGGCGCGGACGGCGACCCCAAGAACGATTTTCTGGCGATGGTGAAAGAACGCGAGAAGACGGGCAAGCTGCCCTACGAAGTGGCGCTCTCGGAAATCACGCGCGAGAACCCGGCGCTTTACAAAGAATACGCGCACGCCATCGCGCACGAAAAAGAACCCGAATAGGGAACAGGTGACAGGGAACAGAGAACAGCCGGAAGGTTCGTTCCTCTTTTCCCTGTTCCCTAATCCCTGTTCCCTATTCCCTGTTTCAAGGAGGCAACATGCCAGGACCGAGTTATGTACTCGATAAGACCTACCAGAACAATGTTTCTGGGGGAGTTAGCGCCTACAAGGCGATGATCAACGCCGCCACGGACGGCTCGAAGGACGGGCAGGCGATTCTGCCCTCCGCCGCCAGCCAGATCATTGTGGGCGTGACGCAGGAAGCGCAGACGCTGCAATACGAGAACGTGGAAGTGCGCATCCTGGGGATCACGAAGGCGTATGCCAACGCGGCCATCAATGCCGGGCAGCAGGTGGAGACTTCCAGCGCTGCGGACGGAAGCTTTCAGGCCGTCAATACCTCCGGCACCAACGTCCACCAGGTGGCCGGGCTCGCCGTCACCAGCGCGGCCGCGCAGGGGAATACGTTCTACCTGCTGCTGACGCCGGGCGCCACTTGCCTCGGCGCATAACGGGCTTAGCGGGCCGGGCCTGCGCTGCCACTCGGCGCGGGCACTACTTCATGCGCTGCTTCGAGTGAGCGCCCCGATGGCGGGGCTCGCCGCTTAACCCGCGCGGCGAGCGCAACCTCGAAGCAACGTGGGAGCGATAACTATGGAACCCGATCTCAGTCTTGTCCACTTTGACCGAGCGCTTACCACGCTGTCGATCAAGCGGACCAACGCTCTGCACGTCGCGGATAAGGTCTTCGGCCAAGTTCCGGTCGATAAGCAGAGCAACAAGTACTTCATCTATGGCCGCGATGAGTGGGTGGTCGAAGACGACCTGCGGCGGCCGGGAGCGGAAGCCAGCGAGGACGATTGGACTCTGTCGAATGGCTCATATTTCTGCGAGGGCCATGCGCGGAAGAAGATCATCCCCGACGAAATCCGCGCCAACGCTGACCAGCCGATTGATATGGATGCGGACACGACGAACTTCCTCACCGACAAGATCAATCTTCAGAAGGAAGTTCTGGCCGCAAGCGTCGCGACCAACACCTCCATCGTCACCCAGTATCAGGCGAACTCGGGCGGCAGCCTCTGGTCCGACCCGCTGAACTCCTCGCCCATTACCGACGTCACCAACGCCAAGGCGATCATCCAGCCGCAAATCGGGCAGATCCCGAACAAGCTCCTGGTGAGCTACCCGGTTTTCCTGGCGCTGCAGAACAATCAGCAGATCATCGAGCGCGTGAAGTACTCGATGAAAGCCCTGGCCAGCGACATGACCGCGTCGCTGATGGCGCAAGCCTTCGACGTGGACGAAGTGATTGTGGCTCCGGCGCTGAAAGTCACCAGCGCCGCGGGCGTCGCCGAATTCACTTCGCCCGGCGTCTACAACTCGAACTTCACCACGGGCTACGTGTGGGGCAAGAACGCCCTACTGTTCTACCGCCCGCCAACCATGGGTCTGCGCGTGGTTGGTTTCGGCGCGCAATTCCGCTGGCTTTTCGGCATGACTCGTGCCGGCCTCGAATCCACAGTCGGCTGGCTGGTGAAGCGCTGGAGAGAAGAGAAGCGCACCGGCGACATGATCGAGGTGCAGAGCTACCACGCCATGGCGGTTGTGGCCGCCGCTGCAGCCTACGGGTTCTTCCCGGCAGCATAAAGGCGGGGAACAGGGAACAGGGAATAGAGGGGCGCTCCGAGCGGGCGCCCAACAATTCGCGAGGAGGATGAGATGCGAAACAAGAGTTTAGGTTTAAGGGCGGCGGGAGTGCTCCTGCTGGCCCTCTCGATAATCGGCGGAATCTGCGGATCGGCCTTCGCTCAAAGCTCAGGCGCGGCTCGCACGCCGGTGATTGGGGCGAAGTACAGTTATGCAGGCGTTACGGCTACTGCCACGGGCAACCTGTGGAGCGCGGCGCAAAGCTCGCTCAACTACTCGAACATGATCGTGCACTGGGTAGCGGCGAACAGCCCCTCAACTTGCACCCTGGTGATTAACACGGGGCCGACTGCGGCTACCGCAACGCTGGCGGTGGACGATCCCAACCACTCGATCACCTGCACATCGAGCGGGCAGCACGTCGTCAGCGCGCTCGACAATTACTTCAACATCAACGTGTCGGCGATCTCCGGGAGCAGCGCGGCGGTGACAGTCTACGTGACGCTCACCAACTTTGCCGCCAACGCGCTGAATCAGACCATCTCGACGGCGGCGCAAGGCACTGCCAGCGCGTCGCAGTACTGGCTGGTCGAGCCCGGTAACGGCACGAACCCCGAAAAGCACGTCCTGGACGGCGTGGGAGGCCAAGGCGCGGGCGTGCTGCAAACGGCGGAGCTTTTCACGCTTTCCTCAGCAGTGGCGAGCGCCACACTGACCCAGGTGGCGGCGGCGCCTTCCAGCGGGTCGCTTTACCTCGGCCGGCTGTTGGTGGAGAAAGCCACGGCCAGCACGGGCTCCGTGACCGTCGAGTACGGTACGGGCACAAACTGCGGCACCGGGACAACGGTTATCTTTGGCCCGGTCACCGTGCCGCCTGTGGGCATGATGAGCGTCGGGATTTTGGTTCCCGCCACCAAGGCGCTTTGCCTGGTGACCGACGCCAGCACGACTAGCGTGCGGGCCTTAACGCAGTAAACGAAGAGCCGCGGACCGCGAGAGCGGCGGTCCGCGCTACCTATTCTTTCGAGGAGGGATTGTCGATGCCGAAGTACACCGTAAAAGATGGCGGCAAGCTCCGCCACGATAGCAAGACTTACGCTGCTGGCGACACTGTCGAGCTCACCGAGGAGCAGGCCAAGGACGTTCAGCACGTTCTGGTTCCGAAAGACAAGCCCGCGAAAGCGGAGAAGAAATGACGGCAGATGGGCAGTGGGCAGATCGGCAGATCGTAAATGCCACCTGCCCAGTGCCTTAGCCCACTTTCTGCCAGGTTCTAACTATGCCGGAAACAGTCACCCTCAACGTCACCTCGCCAAGCAGCGGATTCGCCAGCTTCAGCCAGGCGCACCTTCTCGCTTTGCCTCCGGCGAACGTTCAGATCACGATGACCAGCGGCGGAGCGATTTGGCTGGATGCGACGCTCCCCTACGACGGCACGTACGTCTACCTCCACGCCAGCGACGCGGCAGTGACCGCGATCCTGACGCTTACGCTCCAGACTCCGATTGTCACGCTGGCGCCGTCGAGTGCCGAGGGGACCTCCGCTTCATTCTTTAAGAGGGCTGGCGAGCAGTTCGCCGTCTCGCTCGATTTCAGCAACAGCCTGGCTGTTGGCGACACGATCGCCGGCATCGTCTCGGTGACGGCTGCTAACCGGGTGACGGGCGTGGATGCGACGGCGGCCCTGATTGGCAGCCCGGCTGCCGCGATCGCCGCGAGCTTGACCGCTGTAGTGGTGGTGCTGATGGGTGGCGCGGCGGGGGCGAATTACACGATCTCGATCACGATCACGTCGAGCCTGGGCGAGACTTATGTGGGCGAGATCCTGCTGGGCATCGAGGGCGGCGGGTACAGCACGCTCAATGCCGTGGCCGCGATGTTTCCCACGTTCGTTCGCAATGGCCCCAAAGGGCCTGCCGATGGGCTGATCCAGACGTTTATTGACGACGTCGCGGCGGAGATCAACGCAGCTCTACAGCGGCGGTTTTCCGAGGCTATTAGCCTGACGGCGGGATTCTCGGCCTGGGTGGATGGGTTCGGGCAGGACCAGCAGGACCTGCTCGACAAGATCAATCGCTTTGGCGCTTGCGGCGAGATGGGGACGGTGTTTGCCGCCACCGGCCAGACCCTTTTTGCCAAGCTCTCGACCGACTATGAAACCAAGTACCAGGGCTTGCTGCGCGAACTCGACGGCCGCGACGAGAAGGGCAACCTGAAGCAGGACGGCGGCCGCTACGACAAGCTCTTTGACCCGAGCGCGCGCTCGATTTCGCCCCGCTCCGTGTTCGAGAGCTTTCGCGATCGCGGGCCAAGGCGCGAAGCGGGGATTGATGAGTTCGTTGGCGGGGATTGGGACCAGGAATAGTGCCAGGCTTCCTCAAATTCGCGATGAACGTTTATACGGTGGACGTTGATGGCAAACGGTATCCGGGTGTGAAGCCGGTCCTGTTTCGCTTGAAGACGCCCATCCAGGATTTCCGCACACCGGCGCAGGGTTTCGCGCAAGGGTACTGGCGGGAAGTGGCGGCGGACCTGGAGCGCAATGTGACGCAGGAAATGTTCGACCAGGCCACGCCCATCGGGCCATTCGCGCCGCTCAGCGAGGAATACGAGAAGCGCAAGGCGAAGAAGTACGGCGACCAGGCGATCCTGATGGCCACCGGGCAGATGTTTATGAGCTTCTTCGAGGGCGCAGACCACGTTTGGGAAGAAGGCCCCATGGGGATGCGGTGGGGAACGCAGAACCCGCTGGCGGGCTACCACTTTCGCGGACACCTGGCAGGCCAGGGCGGGGCGAAGTCCACGCTGCCGCGCCGGCCGCTGGGGATGCCGGCCACGGAGTTTGGCTCGACGATCCAATCGAAGGCAGTGCGCTATGTGGCCGCGCGCTATCGGCAGGAAGGCTTCCGCGTGGCCAGCGAATCCGGCGTCAGCCTGAGCCGCGTGCAGGCTAGCCAGGTGGGGAAGATGGTGCTGGGCGGCGGGTACGGAGCAGTGCCGATCGGGCAGGCGGCGGCAGAGATTTGAAATTTGAAATTTGAGATTTGAAATGGGAGGCCCCTTCAATCCGGTCTTCAAAGCGCTTTTTGGCGGCGCCCTCGTGGAGCAGCTCATTGCTCTGATTCAGAACAATCAGCAGGCGGCGATCGCGGCCTACGCGGCCCTGCCGGGCGGGTTCACGCCGTTTAATAACGGCGTGTTCGATCAGATTGTGGACTTCCACAAAGGGAAGGTGTCTGCGCCGCAGTACCCTTGCCTTACCGTGACCGCTTCCGATCCCGTTTTCAACGTGTCGGCCGATCCTTACTTTCGCGACTACAACATTGCGGCCATGGTCCACCTGGAGTTGAGCTATCCCGATTCCGAACAGACCGCCGATTGGGCTTATCACTACGAGCGCATCCTTGACCAGATCGTGAGCACGGCCACGGCTGCGTTCTCTTCCGTGGCCGTTTTCGAGACGGCGCAGTCGATTACCTGGCCGAATAACACCCCGGAGCGCCAGACGACGCCTTACGCGCCCGGTTCCGTAAAGAGCATGCTGGTGCACAGCCCGCACACCGGGCAGGTGGCTGGCGACGCCAGCGCGACGCCGGTAATGCGGATCAGCATGCCGATCGAGTTTCACATGATCGAGCAGTAGAAAAGAGGGAACGGGTGACAGGGAACAGGGAACAGAACGAGCGGCGAGATGGTTTTTGCCTGTTCCCTATTCCCTATTCCCTATTCCCTTCGCTTAGGAGGCTACATGCCAGTCACCATCACGTATTTGCCGAATTCAGCGAATGCCCACCAGGGTCCGGGGTTTCTGGCCTGGAACCTGCTTCGGCCGCTTTTCGGTATGAGGCCGCTTGTCGGCTCATCGACGCCGCTGCAAATCTCCGACCCGGCCACGCCTGCCGCCTGGGCGACTGGGACGAAGGCGCTTGGAGCGATGTGCATCGACTCGAATAACAACATCCAGCTTTGCACTACCGCTGGCGCGGCGGGCGCAACGCAGCCCACCAACTGGGCCACGGCCGTTGGCTTGACCACGACAGACAGCGCGGCCACCTGGACGATGGTGGGGCCGTCATGGATCTGGGCGGCTTCGACAGCCGTGATCCCGGACCAGCAGGTGCGCGACTCGAACAACAATATTCAGCAGTGCATCTTCCCCGGCACTACGGGAGTCACAACTCCGACCTGGTCGACGCTCTATGGGGCTCCCACGCAAGATGGCGGGGCTATCTGGATGAACCTCGGGCCGACCATGTTCGTGGGCGGGAATGAAGGCGCGATCAACTTTAAGATCACACCTAAAGTCTCGCCCATTAAATCCGACCCGTTTACCGCTCCCACGGACTATGTGACCACGGGCGAAGACGGCGAAATCAGCGGCAAGCTGATGGAGCTGCTGCTGAGCACGGTAGCGAAGATCCTGCCGAACACGTCCTACACGAGCGGCACTGACCCGCTGTTCCCTGCCAACGCGCAAAACTACCAGGAACTGACGTTCGGCGGTCAGACTCGCGTGCCCAGGCCCTGCGTCGGCTGCTTCAGCTATCGCCGCCAGTTCGGCAGCCCCACCAGCCCAACCACAAACCCCTTTAAGTGGTTCGGCGGTGTGCTCTACGCGGTTGGGCCGTCGAGCGATGGCAATTTCGCGTTTTCGCTGGAAAAGCCCACCGTCTACAGCGTAATGGCGAAAGCCTCTGCCGTGGCCTGGCGCCCCGTGGGCGACCAGATCGGGCACTTCTGGGATCAAATCTGATTTCAAATTTGAAATTTGAGATTTGAGATTACCGCATGAGCTATTCCCCCGGAATCGGACTGGTGCTTGGCTTGGGACTCGATCCCTCTGGCGTGAAGCCGGGAGTCGAGGACTTCGACAAGCTCATGGACGATGCCACCCAGCAATGGAACGAGAGCTGGGAAAAGACCACGGCCAGCGTGGATGAGGGAATACTCTCTAACCGGGAGTCTGTACGGCTTTTGGGCGAGGAATTCGGCATTCACATGCCGCGCGCCGTGTCGAGCGCCCTCGCCAAGATGCTTCCGGACATCGCCTCGCTGGGCGGCGCGCTGCTCGGGATCTACGCCGCCAAAGAGCTTTACGACGGCATAGGGAAATTCACCGACTGGGTGCGCAGCTCCTTCACCGAGCAGACGGCGGATGCGGAAGCCTTCGCCAAAGCTGCCGCCGCTGCTTACGAAACAGCCGGGAAAGCGGCGGAGAGCGCCTTCACCAAGTTCAAAACCGTTGCAGCCGGCGCATTCCAGATCGCCGACATTGACGCCCATGCCGCCCACCTGGTGAAAATCGCCGACGCCTACCATCAACTCGCCGAGAAGGCTGGCGGCGACATCCGCGTGCTGGGCACGATCAATGCCGAGGCGGTGCAGACCATCGCGGACGCCTCCAAGGCTGGCATCAGCAGCATGGAAGAGGCCGACCAGAAGCTGAAGGAGGCTGCACAGCTTCAGTTCCAGGCCCGCCAGCACATGGCTGAAGTCTCAAAGAAAGCCGAGGAGGAGCTAACCAGGGAGCACGAGCGGCAGGCGCACGAGTGGGTGGAAGGGGAAAAGCAGAAGACAGCGGCGTCGAAGCGATCGGCGGAAGCCGCAAGCCGCGAGGCGGAGGCATGGGCGGCGCTGATGGTGCGCGCCGCGGCGGAAGACGATCGGCTCCTCAAGCGCATGCAGCAATGGCACGAAGAGTGGCTGAAAGCCCTTGGGATGCCGGAGGAAGCCAAGTTCTCGCTTCAGGAAATCATTCGCAACATCGATTCTGCCGGCCGCGCCGCTGCCGCTTCTCTGCCTTCCCTGGACGCCCTGGGCGGAGGCTTTCACCAGCTTAGCGAGGCAGAACGCGAGGCGCTTCCCCTTTCAGGCAAGATTGACGACGCGCTGATGAAGCAGGCTCAGCGCATCCGCGACGTGGTGAGCGAAATCGAGCAGGGCGAGTTGCCGGCGCGGCGGCGGATCGAGGCAGAGTACCAGAAGCAGGTTGACGCCGCTAATCGCGAGCTCGCCGCCAAGCGCGAAGAATACGCGCAGGGCAAGATCCTGCGGGCGCAGATGGAAGCCGACGAGGCTGCCTACACTCAACTGATGGTGGACCTGGCTAAGCAGCGCCAGAAGGCCGAACACGACGAGAGCCAAGCCAGGCGCGAGGAAGTCGAGAGCGAGGCAGCGGGGCTGGGCGAGGCTGTAGCGGGGCTGGTGAAGTCGAAGAAAATGCAAGCCGAGGTAGAAGGCGCGTTCGACGTGGCCAAGTCGATTGAGTGTATGGCCAAGTTCATCGATTCGGGTGGCACGGATGCGGCGGCGCTGCTGGCCTCGGTGAAGTACGGCGTCTCGGCCGCCGAGTTCTTTAAGGTCGCAGGCAAGAGCGGAGGAAGCACGGACGCGGGCTCGGGCGGAGCGGGCGGCGATTACGGCACGCGCGGCGGCGGTAGCGGCGACTACGGACGCGAGGATCGAGGCGGGTGGATGGGCGCGGGCGATCAGTTTGTGTCGGGCAGCGGGCTGGCCCCTGGCGCGCAAGGCTCGACGGGCGGACGGCTGAACGTGATTGTGATCGGCGAGGCGGAGCAGGCGCGGTTTTTCGCCGATGGCGTGAACTCGGCGGACCAAGCCGGACACTTCATGCAGGTTTCAAGCGCGCGTCGGTCGGCTGTAGCGCAAGGGTAGGGCCGAACAGCGTTCGGCCTGATGCACAGTGAATGGGGCCGAACGCTGTTCGGCCCTGCGGCGGGTTTCGATATGTCCTGGCCCTGCATCATTTACAATCCGGGAACCGGGCCTGTGACGCTGATGATTCAGCGGCCCATGCGCGCGGCACCTGCCTACGACTACGCGGCCG